TCTAGAATATCTATTATGTTTGCATTTAAAGTGTAAGTGCTGGTGCCCTCAGTGACAGTTTGCGTATCTTGTTCTATTGTCCACTGATTCAAACCTCTGTTAGCCCACTCAGCCAACATTAAATTAATAGATCTTCTAGCAGTTTTTAAATCGTAACCTGTTCTTAATTCTAAACCGCAACGTTCGAAAGCTTCTTCAACGAACTCCGTTACGTTTGGTTCAAAATTTGTGCTGTTAGAAGTTGCCATTTCAATCCTCGTATAAATTGTTGAAAGTTATATTGGGATCCAAATAACTCTCATGTCCTTCTGCTGAGTGTGTCCATTGTGAAGGCATGAAGTCTGGCGCACCTTCTCCAGTTCGCCACAATGCCGGGCTTGTCGCCCTAACTCTGTTGTTTGGTAAAGCAACAAAGTTTCCAGTCCACTTTCCAGCGTCGGTTAAATATAACACATGTGATTGTTTATGTTGAGCGGGATCATCTGCTATCTCATTGTTAGTATAGTCAACAGTAAACAGATATTTACCTGTGTGAAATTTATTGCCTATCTTACAAATCCATGGACTAGAGCTGACTCTATCCATAGTGATTACTGAATGATCTCTCGATTCGCAGTCCCAAGGCTGCGCTAGGTGATCTTCCATGGGTTCAGGCCACTTTTTTAAAGGTATGTCAGCGACCATGGCTTGTATGGGCAATCGTGCCCACATAGCGCCACCATGAATGTTGCCTTCAGTCCAGTCATCGTTGTCTATTTCACAACCCGTGAACACGACCTGAAAGCTTAAAGATCTGTCTGGTATGGTATTAACTGCAATCGCATACGCATGGATAAACTCTCCATGGTAGTCAGTGTGGTTGCATGTAAACTCTCTCCTTACCCAACACCTAAAGTACGGGATATTACTAATTAGGTTTGGCACAAACTATTTTCTTCTGCCAGCCATGCCACCTTTCGCATAGCCCTTAGTTCTTTTTGCCATTCCGCCCATAGCGTATCCTTTGGTCTTTTTAGCCATACCACCTTTAGCGTAGCCTTTAGTTTTTTTAGCTGCACCGCCCATTGCATAGCCTTTGGTTTTCTTGGTCATGCCGCCTTTGGCGTAGCCTTTGGTCTTTTTGACCATGCCACCCATAGCATAACCTTTTGTTTTCTTATACATATTTTACCTATTAAGCGTAAGTTTTTATTAATTCTAAGATGATTGAATAAGTATCTCCGCTACTGTGACCTACGGTAGTAAAATCAATGTCGCCTGTTTTACCAGATCCTGCATTGTTTGGAATACCGCTAAACACTTCGTCGTAATACTCATCGCCTGTGCTATCTGCTGGCAAGCCTGTAATTAATACGTTGGTAGAGGCGTCAAACTCTAAATTGACGCCCATACCTCTACATGCCCACCAAATCTTTGCTACCTTTACGCCAGTGCAAGTTTCACCTTGACTGTTAGCAGCAAGCGCAGATACATCAACTTTTTTTACAGCTGATTCACCGCTGCCATCACTGACATTGGTAAATTTTAAAATGGCGATTCTGTCGCCATCAGCTATGGTTTGTGAAGTTACTGTATCAGCCATAATTTATCTCCTATTATGCGTCAGCAAATGGAGTTACCACGGTACCAGAAGCAAGAACAATTCCTTCTACTGCGTACTTAGCTGAGCCTATAGCTGTCACTCTGATGACAGATCCAGCTATACCACCTTTGGTACTACCATTTAATGTTATAACGTCGTTGCTTGCACCAGAGAAGAATGTTTTACCTGCTGCATCACTTTTACCTAAATACAAACCACCAACAAATTTATCTGTACCGTCGGTTAAGATATCCATGTCAGTAGCTGCTGTTTCAACGATAAAAGTAAAAGAAGCTCCTAAGTTATTTAATTGATTAGGATCATCGTCTCTGTCTGGAGCGGTAGCAACAATACTAGGTAAAGTGAATTTACCGTCTGCATCGTTACAAGTTAAAATTTTACCCGCGTGTGCAGCCACAGTTAAAGTTGTGTCTGCGGTTAAACTGACCACGTTTGCATTACCAGCAGAAATAAATCCTGCCAGTGATTTAACTGGTCCACTGAAAGTTGATTTTGCCATATTAAGTCTCCTTAATTATATTTATCGTCTTGGCTTGTCTGCTAGGTCAGTCGATAAATAGTTAATGTTGTCCCTAGTTGATTTTTGATTATAACAAAAAAAAGGGGCAAATAAATGCCCCTTTATTTAATCTCTTTGAGTTATAAAGCAGAGATTAAGACTTCATTAAGATCTGTTTGTTTACGCTCCTGGTGAACCGAATACACATCTTGGGTTAGAGAACCCAAATGAGTATCTTTCTCTCGCCTTGAAACGCATGTTACCAGTGTCAAAATCACCTTCCATAGCAGTAGACAAAGGAGTTCTTTCAAAATGTTTGAACCCATCAGGGCAATCAGTTTTGATAAAGAACGCATCTGTATCTGTTAAGAAGTGATTGACGACGTAACCATCAGGCACCATGCCCATGTTTCTTACGGCGTTAATGTCGTTGTCAGAAGTGCCAACTCTTCCTGGTGTGCCCATGAGTCTGTCAGCAACAAACTGTAGATTTGTAGGAACGATTAGTTTCATACCTCTAAGAGCAAGGATCATGTCCCTGTCATCTTTGAAGTTAGCTATATCGATCAATGAATTTTCCAAAGAAGTTTCATTCAAATCAGCAGCAGTGCTTAACTCGTTACTCAACGTTCCGCCACTAGATAGAGGGTGGTCAGTAGCACAAAGCTCTTTCCCATCTCCACCAGTAAAACTGGAGTTGAAAGCGTTGTTTAGGATAGCAGCAGCTTTGACTTGCTTAGTGTGCGCCATACTTCTAGCTAATGCTTTAGTGTATCTTGCACCAAGTCTGTCATACAAGTTATCTTCGATAGCTTCCTCGGTGAGAGCAAATGCTAATGCAACTGTCTCGTGAGTGTATCTAGCACTGTATGATTCTGAAGCTGTATCAAAACTTACGCCTTGTCCCTCAGTTTTTGTAGGGGCGTTACCGAAACCTACGAGTAGCACATCTTCTTCAAACGCTCTGTCAGAAGAAACTGTGTCGTAAATTTCAGCGTGCTCGTTTTCGTATCTTTGATACTCCATTCCGAAAAGAGCATTCAAACCAGGCTCTAATTCTTTTGCTAATTGTGCTCTAGATATTGCCATTATTAAACCTCTTACGCTAAGCCAGCGCTTTTTTGGCCCATAACGTGGTTTTGTATAACCACGATTACGTTAGTGCCAACGCTTGCTGTATCGGAATTTTCTGGATCTTGCGAAATATCAATAGCTTTCAAAGGAAGCGTAGCTGTTGTAGCTCCAGTTGAAGTATCTAATTGAATGTTTGAAGTTCCAGAACTTGTGTCACCAACAGGAGAAGACTCAACTACGTCAAAGTTACCAAACAAGTCAGTTACAGGGAATGCCTCATCTGACTGTATGCTAAATTCGACCATTGGGTCATCTATCACGTTGGCGATAATGTCGCTTGCAGCGATGCTACCAGGGTAGTGGTTTTTAAAGACCTGTTCGCCAGTAGTAGGATCAGTGTATGAGACACCATTGAAGACACCAACAATTGGTACAGTACCACTTGCAGCATGTCTACCGATAGTTCCAGTAGTGAGTTGAGTTACCAAATCACCTTGGAAGATAGCAGTAGTTGCGCCACTTGCGATTCTGTATCTTTGTTGTCCGCCTGTCCACGGTTGTCCACCGACCTTTCTAACTGGGACCAAGCCCATTTTAGTAGTTTCGTTTGCCATGTTATTTTCGACTTAAATTCCAAACGTTAAAATAAAGAAGAACTATTAATTTTTAGTTCCTCCACCAAATGAAACCTTACTATTCCTTTCTCTAGAGATAGGCATAGCAGGATTCTCTTCACGCATTAAGTCATTGTCAACTGCTGTCATTTGGTTAGCGGTTTGTTGTTGATAATACTGGTCACGTTGTTCGACAACGTTCTCGTCAATTTTGCAGAGTATCAACCCACCAACACCGATGACGCCAGCATGACGACCATCATCAATTGTAGGATAATCGTAACCAGGAACCTCTTCAGGTTTAACTGGCTCCCAACCTTCTCTAAATCTTTTAGAGACGTTACTGCGATCATCGAAACCTAAAACTTCAGCTCGTATCCAACGATACTTAATGCCCGGAGGCGGATCGTTAGGTACTTCTAACATACTTGGAGGAGTCCAAGGCTGTTTGGCTTTTTTAGATTCCCTAGTATCTTCAGACCTAGGAGTTTTGTTAACTGTATTTGTTTCCTTACTCACGATTTTTGTAACCTCGCTTTTTGTATTGCGTAATCTTTAAATGAAACGCCTAAAC